ACTGTGGCTGGCAACCTGAGCAAAGATGCCGACCTGAAAAAGATGTGGGATGGTCTGACCGATGCAAACAAGAAGCTGTACGAGCAAGTGCGTGACTTCTACAAAGCCAACCATGAGCAGTACCATGTGTTGCTGGAAGAGCAGATTGCCAACTCGAAGTTGCTCGGCACTGCCGCAGATGGCAAGTCCCCCAAAGGCAAGCTGATTGCCCAGATCAAACAAATCTACGAAGACGGCAAGAAGCTGTATCCGTACTTCCCGTTGATGCGTTACGGCCAATACTGGCTGCGAATCGGCAAGGGTGTGAACCGCGAGTTCTACATGTTTGAGAACGCCTTTGATCGCAACATGTTCTTGCGTAAGCGCATCCGCCAGATGCAAGAGGCTGGTTCCACTGAATCCTTGCGTGAGATGCAGGAATCTGGAGCGATTGATCTGGGTAATGACTTGTCCGATGCCCGTAAAAAAGACTTGGATGCCAGCGGCATGTTGAAGGAAATCTTCAACTCAATCGAAGAAGGTATGAAGCAAGGGCAGACCGTGGTTGATGACTACGGCAACACAGTCTCTTCCATGTCTAGGCTCGATGCCGACAAGCTCATGGACGAAATCTATCAGATGTACTTGCAGACTTTGCCTGATCGCAACTTCCGCAGACAGTACATGCACCGTCAAGGCACTACTGGTTTCAGCGGGGACATTGCTCGTAACTTTGCAGTGACCGGCACAAACATGGCCAACCAACTGGCTCGCATCAAGTACGGCCCCCGTATCATGAGTGAGCTTGAACGCGCAAACGACACACTTGCAGGTAACCCAGACAAAGCCCGCCTCGGTGAGTTTGTTTCCGAGATGCGTATGCGTGCCGAGCAGCAAGTCCGCCCTGACTTAGAAGATAGCCTTGGCTACAAAACTTCTGCGCTGTTGAACTCCTCGGCGTATTTGTGGTTGATGACCTCAATCAAAACTGCCGCTACTCAGTTGACGGCACTTCCAATTTTTGTTGGCCCAGTGCTCACATCCAACCACGGGTTCAATCCTGTCAAGGTAGGTGCGGCCCTTGCCAAGTCAATGGCTATCTTTGGCACAAGCGGTATTCGTCGTCAGGCTGAAGATGGCTCGACCACGTTTGAGTTCCCCTCGTACCTGAATAACGGTTTGGTGAAGTTGACTGACAACCAGAAGCTGGCTGCGCAATACATGGCAGACAGAGGTATCAACGACAACACACTGGCCTACGACCTTGGCAACCGCAGGGATACGCCGACAAACCAGCTTGAAGGTGGGGTACGCCGCACCATGCGTACTGTCAGCAATGTGATGACCAGCATGTTCCATCACACTGAGCGCATGATCCGTGAAGTGACTTTCATGACTTCCTACGATCTGTACTCCCAGCAGACCAACAAGGAAACCGGCAAGAAGTACACCCACGAAGAAGCCCTGCGTGCAGCCGAAGCCGAGACCCACGAAGCCTTGGGTAACTACCACGCATCCAACCGCCCTCGCGGGTTGTTGGCCGACTCTGAACGCCAAGTCTTGCTCAATGCGCAAAAGCCCGTAGGTCGCACGATTCTCCAGTTCAAGATGTTCCCTGCGTTTGTGACTACGTTCTTTATCCGTAACGCTTATCGTGCGCTGGCTGGGCTCGACGCAAAAGACCGTGCCAAGGCCATGACTCAGTTGGTCGGTACATTGACCATGTCCACTGCGCTTGCTGGCTACGTTGGTATCCCCGGCGCAACAATGGCTATGGGCGCAATCCAAGGCATGATGAATGTAATCCGTGACGAAGACGACGAAGACCCGTTGGAAGAGCGCGACTTGGAGTTCTGGTTCCGCAACGTTTGGCTCCCTCAGACCTTTGGCAATATCAAAATTGGCGACCACACGCTGGATGAAATCTTGGACAAGGGTTTGATTGCTTCCATGACGGGCTACGACATTTCCGGTAGCTTGTCTATGAATAACATGTGGGTGCCCGACGTAAAAGAGCAGGCAACTTCCGCTGCGGCTATGCAGGAATACTTTATGTCTTTGCTCGGCCCCAGTGCGTCGATCACGTTCAAGCAAATCCCAACCGCCATCGACTTCTTTAACAAAGGCGAAATTCTGCGCGGCGTTGAACAGTTGGCCCCAGCCTTTGCTCGGGGTTCCCTTACCGCTGCCCGGTACGGGAAAGAAGGCGCTACCACTACGTCAGGCGCAGTTATCAAGGAAGCCGAGGAGTTCACTCAGGGTCAGTTGTTGGCGCAGTCTATGGGCTTTGCCACCGAAGGGCTCGTGGCTCGACGCGAAGCAATCTTTCACTTGCAAGGTGAAATTCTGAAGGTGAAGCGGGAGCGCACCAAACTGCTTGACCGCTTGGAGCGGGAGCTGGATAAAGGCTCGGACGAAGACGTTGAGAAAGCTTTTGACAACGTGTTTACGTTCAACAGCCGGAACCCCTACGACGCAATCGGTGCGGACAACATCAAGCAGTCGATCAAAAAACAGATTGAGCGCAAGATGAAGTCTGACCGTGGTATGCCCATCGACAAAAGGTACTATCCGCAACTGCTTGACCTGCTGGAACCGTCAGAGAAGAAGCTGGAGCGTGAGCGGTTGATGGCCCAATAAAAAACCCCCGCACACAGGCGGGGGGTCAAGGGGAGTATCGGAAGGAGCTAACTCTTCCACTCCAAAGTTTATCTCAGACCCGCCAAACGCGCAGTCCTTTTATGCCGTCTACGATCACTACTTTCGTAACAATAGATATTTTCAACCTCTTTGTAACAGCGTTGATCGTTTCCCGAGCCGCCCGTTCATCTATGCAGGGTACAAAGAACGAATGACCGACCCGGAACTTTGACCAATCAAGCTGGTACGCCACCGTCTCGATTTTCATTGATGTTCAGTATTTCATCCATGCGCAAGAACTCGGAGTTGGAGGCATCAAACTTCAATGCCCGAACCACAGGGGACGCAATCTTCATTCCTTTGGACATGCGCTTGTTGGTGACCTCGATAAAAATGTTCAGGTCGGTCAACTGCTTGAGCAGGCTCTTGTAGTTGGTTTGTTGCTCGACGCAGAACTTTTTGAACTGATTGGCCGCTATGTAGATGTGCTTGGTGTCTGGCTCGTAACGTACCAGCAGTGCTCCTCGGGGTTCTTGCAAAGGTAGCGCCGACAAATTGCTTCGGGCATCCACCTCGCCATTGACCACCAAGGTATTGATGTGGTGGCTATCAAGGAACTCGCCCAATGTGGTGATGGGTGTGGTTTGTGGGGGTTTCACGTCAATTCTCATTTCGCTCAACATTCCTTTCAGCCAGTCATAGACGGCAGTCATATCAAAATCATGTAACCCAAGGTGGCGGGAGATTAAACCGCCGGTAATATTGGCCGCGCATACTGCCGACCAAAAACGCTCTCGTGCTGTGAACTGGACTTCTTTATCCAGTCGGGCTTGAACTTTCTTGAGCAGGTCTTTGGTGTACTCCAGATTGTTCAACACCCACGTAATGTAGATTTCCCCAGCATGGCCGTAGTTGTCGTTGAGTTGGTGGTCAAACATCTCCTTGCCCTTGGCCACGCCAATCAAGTCGTTGGGCTCAATCTTGTACTCAAGTAACCGTACTTGTTCGCCGTCCGGTGTGTTCTTCAACCCGCTTAATTTCTCGTAAAAGCTGGCGTTGGCCGAGCACAGGGTCATGTTCTGCCATGAGGTGTTGTTGATGCGCAGTGCATTCTCTGAACCCTTTTGGCGGTTCTTACCCCGACCATGACTGATGCCATACGCCATGTCCGAGAATTCCTGCGGCTTCATGTTGGTAATCTCGTCGATGGTGTTGGGGATGTTGTTCATCACACCAAGCTGTTGCATCTTTGCGTTGAGCGTGTCCTTCTCAATCGACATGAGTTCGTAGGGCATCCCGTAGACGCTGTTGCACATGCGCAGGATGGTCGATTTTCCTGATCCGGCGTGTTCGTAGATCACGTTGATGATTGCGCCCTTCAAGCCAGTGAACTTCATTAGTGGAGCGCCAAACGCAGTTAACGCTCCAAAAGCATGAGGCTCCATACCCTTCATGGCGTACAGGTTGAATACTTCCTTCCATGCCTCAAGGGTTCCCTTCTCATGAATCTTGTCGGCGAAGAATTCGGTTGTTGATGACGGTGGGCTGTAGAACGTACCGTCCTTGGTAATCTCCTTGGTGCCCATAATGAACTTGCTGTCTCCCTCGACCCACCCAAATTGTGTTCTCATTGTTTCTGCCTTCTTTGTGTACTGCAAATTTTTGACCGATGTGATGACGTAGGTCATCAGGTTCTCGTATTGCTTGTGGTGTGCCATCACACCCTGTTGCGCAAGTTGCTTGCGTAGCTCATCCTTTGAGGATATTGATGCCGTAGTAATCGCAAACTCTTTCACCCCGTCGTGGGGCAAGTGAAGTTTGAACAGTGCTATCTCCCCCAGCTCTTTGTCCCTCATGCGCTTGACGACGTACAGGTCGTGCTCGTACACCATCTTGGGTTCTTCTTCGGTGTCCTCTGGGGGGCGCACATAGATACCGCCTTTCTTACCCCTGAAAAATGGGAATGGGTACTCTGGGATTTGGTGCTTAACTTCCTCACCCTTTTCAGTCTCCACCACCACTTCGTTGTCGGCTTCGGTCGCTTCTTCTATTTCTATGCCCAGCACGATTGGGGATGTGATCTTGCCTTTGTGTGGGCAACCATCGCAACCACCGGGGTTTCGTTCTTCAAATGTCGTGCAGTGGTGTGGGCCACCGCGCTTGCGGGCGTTTCTAAGCTTGTTGTCAACTAGGCTCGGGTCATACTCAGGATGCTGGTCTGACATTTTGTGCGCGGCACGGTCACCATCTGCACAGAACGCCGCAATCGAGAGGGCTGATACCCACAACGGTTCATCAATCTCACCTTGGTTTTGGAATACGTAGTTCAGTTGCGCACAGCCGTTCTCGGCCTTGAGCATGATGTTCTTAAACTTCTTGACCTTGTTGCCCATCAACGCTTCCATCATGGGGCTCATGGCGGAGGGCGCGAAGTCGGGTGCTTCTTCTACTTCTTTGGGCTCAGGTGCGCCGAGTAGTTCGCGTAGCTTGTCAGTCGGTATCCGTGGGGAGACTTCGTTCCAAACATTGACTGGCTTGGGTTCCAAGCCCTTCTTCACATTCATCGACTCTGGCACACGCAGAATACGCGATGCCTCGAATACTTTGTCGTCAACGATCAAGCCCTGCTCTTTGCAGAGTTGTTTAAGTCGCTTGGCCAGTGGCTCCCACTCTTTGCGGGTCAATGTATCTTCAAGCAACCAGTAAGCATGAACGCCGTTACCGGAGTTCACCAAGATTGGTTTGGGTAAGCCGATTGCTTTGCAAAACTTTTGAAGCTCTGCCAGCCCTGTTTGCTGGTCGAGGTAGCCTTCAATCTTCCCTTTGGAATTCGGTACACCTTTGGTCGGGCCGCAATCAATATCCAGCCAAAGGGCTCGGACAAAGGCTACGTTCTCGTGCGTCCTGTCACCTGCTGTACCAAACTTGGCACAGCCGAAATACACATTGACTTGTTTGGTGTTGAACTCTTGGATGATCGTCTCGGCATCTTCCCTTGTGTCTGCAAAACGCTGATCTACATACTTACCTATGCCAACCACGCAGTACCTACCGTCTGTCGGCAGTACGGTGTCGAGCAAATCAAATGTAGACATTGTTATCCGTGTTTTTTGTGCCGTGCCATGAAACGCTCGATCTGCTCGCTGTGGTCGGGGGATGGGGCGAACTCGCCCACGAACCAGTTGTAAACCGTAGTACGGCTCACACCCAGTGCCTCCGCAACTTTCGTTGCTGGAATCCCCCGCACAACGCAGAAGCGACCCAAGGCTACGCCCAAAGATTTAGCGTTGGCTTTTTTGTTCGCCGCAACCAAACTCTGGCTGTAACCATAGGTCATGCGTTACTCCTCGTCCGTCCAAGCCGCAACCACAGAGTCCAAGCTTTTCTTGGGTACGGGTGTGACTTCAGCGGCCTTCTTGGATTCGCGCTTCTTGGGCTCTTCCACTGCTTCAGCTTCGGCGGCAGGTGCGGCGGCTTTGGGCGTTTCAGCTTTAGGGGCTTCCAGCTTTGGCGCACGGCCTGACACATCGGCTTGATACGGTGTCATCACAACCATCTTCTGCACTTCGGGAAGCACGGCCACTTTGCTGGTGATCGCGTGTTCGCCCTTGTTGATGAAGCGTACTGGTGTGAACAGGATGGATTGGTTGTCGTTGTCTTCATTGAAGCTCAACTGTGTAACAACGTAGTCCAAGCTCTTGCCATTGTTGGCCAAGTACTTGGTGTAGCTCTCAAAGGGATGCGTGTTGTCGCCAACGCTATCGCCGAACAGTGACTTGGAAGCCAAGTTCATTTGATACACAGAACCTTCAAGCGAAGTACCAAAGTCTTCTTCCAACGTCACAGCGATGCGGCGTGAGTAGCGGCAAGCTTTGGAGTTGCCCATACCTGAACCCTTGATGTTTTGCTCGCACGAATCGCAACGGTCAGATTGCTTATTCGCGGAACCTGCATCGGGCACATTGCCGTCATTGGAGAAACAGTCAGGCGCAGTTGGCTCAGCTTCGGGGCTCCATTGTTTTGCGTAGAAGATACGACCAACTTTGGGGGAAGCGTTGACAACGACAACATTCAAGTCGCCTTTGACCTTACCCATTTCTTCACCGCCCACAACCTTACGGAAGATTCCGTTCTTGGGGACGATTCGTTTAACGCCGGTACGACCAGCGAGTTGTTTTGTAAGCTCACTGACTCCAGCGGTTTGCAGAAAGTCGGGGAGGTCTTGGTTTAGCAAAGTGATGTTGCTCATTTTTCAGTTTTCCTTAGAACGTCTAACAACCACGGTGTATTCGCTCTCTACATTCAAGCCCATAGGGAGCAGGTCGGGATTCTCGGAAAGAAACTCCTTCATGTGTGTCTGATGAAGTCTCTTCTCCAGCAAGCCATACGCATCGTTTTCTTTGATGAAGCGATACATAGAATCCCAATCATTCGTCCAGTACCGTGACTTTACGGAACGAACAATCGTGCCAGCTTTTGTGCGAATGCTGTCGGCATTCATGTTCTTGCAAATCTCAAGCATCTCCAGCTCAAGCACACTCATCTGTTCTTCCAGATTGGCGTACTGCTGTTTGTAGTCTGCGGTGAGTTTGTCTTTGGCATCGCGCATCTTGATGTAGATGGCGGTGAGTTTGTCGAGGGGGATAGAGGGTTGTTCCCCCTGAACTTCTAATGCGTCCATAGTTAGCTCCAGTTGATTTGTGGTTTTAGTCTATCACAGAACTTAACATTGTCAAGTACCTTCGGAAATTATTTCTTGCTTGTACAAATCAATAATTTTCGTGTGGTGTGCAATGTTGCCCCGCAGGTGGGCGTACATCTTTGTCTCTATCGGACTGCCTGTTATATGCACGATGGTCATTGGGTTGACCTGACCGGGGCGGTCAATTCGGGCATTGGCTTGTAGATACGTCTCCACGCTGGAGCAGGGAGCGTACCAGATGATCGTGTCGGCGGCAGTTAGGGTAAGTCCGTGGGATGCCGCTTGTGGTTGGATGATGAGAACTTTGGGGTGTACACCGTCCTGAAATTGTTTTACCAATTCGGAGCGTCTATTGACAGGCACATCTCCATTGATGATTTCGCAGGTGATGCCGTGCTTGACCAAGTGCTTCTCAAGCAACTCAATGGTGTGGGTGAACGGAACAAACACCAGCACCTTGTGGCTCGATTCGTCAATAACTTCTTGCACCACGTTCAGGCGGTTAGATACGTCAAACTCTAGGACTTCTCCAGTATCCGTATACACAGCACCGCCGGATATTTG